TCATGTAATCGAATATCGATCCAACGGGTTAATGGAATATCCATTGGATTTTCATGATCAGCAACAACTGCAGCAAGCTCAAAATCAAATTTACGCTTATAGGTCTTAATTGAAATGTCGCCATTTTCTAGAGTTGAATACTCTACGGCAACCACTGTATTACCGTTGGCATCTTTGGGTAACTCAATGTACCAACCTTCTTGAGCAAAACCCAAAGAACCTTTTAGAAGATAATTACCTACATCAATTTTTTCAAATTCAACCGGCTGTTTTCTTGCTTGGTCATTTAATTCTATTGAGTCAGCAAATAGCTTAACGATTGGTGAAGATGACTTAATAAACCCATTTGCATCTACGGTAGTATTTGACTGTGTCCAAAATTTATACCAAGAACTCCATGCTCCCCCTAATTTACGACGAATTGAAGGAGAAATTAATTTAGTGTCTACTCCATTACCATCGAACGAAATTTGTGTCTGATAATTAGGACCATCAGATGCTAGATTTAATTGCAGTACTGTTTGCCACTGAGAAGTAGTGCCTGAGTTCGTCCAAGTTTGCCCAGAATAAATACCACTCGGTAAGTTTGCAGTATTTAAATCAATACTATTGGTAGCCTGTAGAGTGTTTAATCCTAGACCAAAATTATTGTAAGTTTTACCAGTACGATAAATATCGCCACCAGCAGAAATAAAAAGGTTTGCAGCCTCATTTCCAGCTGTAACCTGATTAAATGTTGGTAAAGAGCGAAGCTTACTATTAAAGATAGTTGTATTTGCTGTCACATTTAAAATGCCCGCTCCCGCATTAGCCGTATCACCGCCCGTAGCAAGCAACCGAACATCGTAATCAGTAGGAGCTCCAGATGTGTGAAAATCAATAAAAGTATTGCCCGCTACTGAGAGTGATCCCATTTCTACCGCAGTGGTGGCTGAGCTTGTTGATGTACCTAAATCTAATCGTTGTGCCCCCTGACAGTTAACAATAACACCTGTCACACCAATTACATTTCCATCTGCATTTCCAATATTGGCTGCAGCAGCTGTACCTGCACCTTGAACTTGAGAAAGCTGTGGATTTAAGTTTGGAATACCCGAGGCAAATGGCAGCATAAACTGCCGTTTTCCCTGCGAAGCGTTATATGGGAATGGCCGATGATCCCAACTAAATTTAAAAACAAGATTTGCCATTATGCTGTTACCCCGTCAATCACTTGGAAAGTCAAAGTTTCAGTGTGCTGTGTAGTGCCACTCACCACAGCTTTAATATCCATCTGACATAAACCAAGTGGCCATGCTACTGTGCTTGTACCTGATTTAATATTCAGCCATCCCTTCTGTGTACTTTGACTTAATGCAGTACAAGTTAACGTGGCCACAGCTGCACCATCAGCCAAAGCTTTAACTTGTGAAGTGAATGTATAACCGGTTAGATCAATTGCACGGCGAACATCATCAGGTGGATACTGCAAGGTTTCATCCATATCAACCAGCTGCAAATTCAAGTTGAAAGTGTCACCACGCTTAAATACAAAATTGCTCATAAATGATTCCTATAGACATAAAAAAACCGCTTATTAGCGGTCAAATAATTAAAGAATTTTAAGGCCCATTATCTAGATCAACACTTACTCCAGTAACTACATTATGTTTAGTTCCACCAAGACTATTAACATTGGCCAAACGTATATTCACATCAGAAACACATAGCTTGTTTTCGCTTTGCCACTTCTTCAGTTCAACAGCCATAACATCTTCAAGATGTCGCTCCAGCTCTTGCCGTTTAATTTCGATTTCTTCTAAAGTCAGCATACATGACATATTAATTTACCTTAAACCCAATGCTCACATTATACTGAATGAAATCAGCATCTTTACCCGCATAGATGGATTGACCATTCAAACATTCTAAGTGTTCGATTGTGAAATATTCAAAATGGGCAAGTAATGCATCACTCAGTTTTGTGATTTCGATTATTCCTGAGTTGGGACGTGCAAAGCATTGAATCATAATATTACCGGTACGGCGAGTACATGGCTTATCTGCAATACCTGAAATAAAACTTGGACCGCCTGCAATCGTTAAGCGACACCACAAACCTTCCTTAGGCACCGTAAAGCCTGGTAAATTTGGATACTGGATTCTGTCTTGAGTAATACCTCTAAAGCTTTGCATGCGATCAATAATAGCTTGCCTTGTTTGCTCTAAAGTCATTGCCATTTTAGCCACCGTACTTTTGAGAAATGAAATTAAAAGTGAGGCCATAAATACCTTGTGGTGCTTGATCAGACCAGCCGTTTTCTAAGCGGGGTGCATAAGCTTTATTGTTCTGGATATAGACCAAATTACCCAATTTAATCTTTACAGCTTGAATAGCGGCATCCTGCACGGCGTTTGTTTCAGGTTCACGTATGCCATAGTCACCAGATCCAATCGAAACAATATGTGAAGCACGGTAAGCACCAGTATCAACCGGACTTAAATTAACTAAGGATTGCACAGTATCCATGACAATATTCTTCACATGGTCTTCTGCTGCTTTAGACACATCAAGACTAAAACTAGTCGGCTTTTTCCCCTTCCACCCCATGACTTTTAACCTCGCTTTCCTCATACATCTTAAAGAGATCCTGAGCGATCGCCTGAATTGAATAAGCTTCAAACTCAGAGCTCGGTTCTCGTTCACCCATGAGCTTTTTAATCTTTTGCCAGACATGAACAGCTTCATGTAAAAGCAATCCATACACTTCAATTTGATTTCTTTCTGAAGTATCACCAAGCTGAACAACTGCATAAGCACCATCAAAATAGTAACTGACTTGAGCTGCTGCACCTTCAACAGATAAGAACGGATCAACCTTGCTCATGTCCTCGAATAACAGATCCATATGAAGCTGATTTCGAGCTAATGTATATTGAACATGTTGGAAGGGAGAGATATGCCATAAAGGAACGTAGTCTGTATTTACCATTCAAACTCCTAATTCGCGCCCATAAAAAAACCACCCGAAGGCGGTTTTTGAAAATTAACACTATATTTAAGTACTAATTTTAAATTTAGTAGAAATTAAAGAATAATCATCAAGAGGACCATTTTTTTCTATACGTTTAAGCAAACTGGTACTAAAGGCTGTTGGGTTATTCATAGTATTCGAGGAAAATTTTGGTCTTTTTTCCCAGAATTCATAAGCTCCGTCAGACATAATATTTACAATTAAATTTCCTTGCTCATCAATTAAATCTTTCATCATATGAAATGAATATTGATATTCTAAATTAATACTCTTTGATAAGGCCGTCACCAGTATGTTTTTACCTGGCATTTTTTTTAACTGACGCTCTGTATATAGTCCAGCCTCTAATAACTTTTGATGTTGTGTATGGTCTTTTGTATGACAAATTAATTTCTGTTCAGATTTTATATAAAGTCTGCTATCACCAACATGAATGATATGCACACCGCTTTTCTCAACTACTCCAACTGTTAAAGTTGTCGCTGCCTGAAAATATTCAGGGTTAATTAATTCAAGCTCACTTATTTTATTTTTAATTTTTAATAATAAATGATCTATTTCAATCTCTGTAGGTATTTTTTCTATTTTAGAAATAAATTCAATTGCTAATTCTGAAGCCAATTTTGCACCAGGATATGAGCCAACACCATCAGCAATAGCAAAAATATATCCTCCATTTAGCTTCAATGGGAGAAGAATAGAGTCTTCATTTATTTTATTTGAAGATTTAGAGTGCGTGAAAGCAGCTACATTAGTTAGTTCAAGCATTCATCCCCTCCTCATAAATTGGTAAAAATATTTTCAATATTTGATTAACTGATTGGTATCTGTCAGAAGGTACATGTGCTCTACACTTATTAATAATAGGAGCTAACTTTCGAGTTAGTTCTTCATCTAAATAGCACATATACTCTAAGAATGTACCAATAGCATAGATATCTGATTGATCACTAAAATGCCCAAAAACTGCTTCAGGGGCAAGGAAACCCGGTGTACCCATTCCTTGACCAATAGCAGTCAATGGCGTTGTCTCTGGACTAGAAACAGTATCTTTAACTAAACCAAAGTCTGCAATTTTATATTTATCACCAACTTTTACCATGTTTGACGGCTTAATGTCTCTATGTAAAAGTTTTTGTTGATGAATATGACTCATTCCTAAAAGTAAATCTAAAATACATTTCAATCTTTCTTTTTTGGGAAATTTGCCATTTATTATTAACTTTTCTACATCTATTTCGCCTAATTCCATTACAAACCAAGGCTCTACACTTTCTAGATCACAAATATAAATTTGAACAATATTTGGATGACTACATTTAGCTTGTAGATGCCCTTCTCTAACAAACCTTCTCCTAAAAGATTCTATTTCTCTTGCATTTGACTTCATTGTCTTCATTGCAAATAAGCCACATAGATGATCTTTCTGATTATAAACTTCAACTTTTTGTACAAAACCGAAAGACCCTCCCCCCATATCTTCTATAGGTATAATTTTATAACTACCTCTTACTAACATTTATTTTCCCAAACCGTTTTTACATAATTATAAAATAACGGTTATTGATTAAAACATTCAATAGATGTTTTTAAAAATTATCTTTATTTTGAAGATGTACTATTTAATTAAACAGAGAGAAATAAAAATTTTGAAAAAATAAACAAAAAGTGAAGTTTTAAAATTTTATATTTCAATGGCACTTAAATTCTAAAAAATAGTTATTCAAAAGAGATTTATTTCACCCATCGCAACTGGCATTTCCAAATAGTAGAGGCTGGATCCTGTTGAATATGGATAACTCGAAATGAGCCTAAAGCTGTTAGCCATTCATCGTCAATTTTTGGAGTCATGGATACTTCATTTTGCAGCAAGGTCGCTTTCTTATCTGTGGCCAGAACTCCAAGCGTTTGTATTTCATATTGACTATATGAGCCAAACAGAACGCCACGGCCAGAATAGTTTTCTTTAACTTCAACATAAGTTTCAGTTTTAGGATCCCAATTCGTTTTTGAAATCCGCTCACATGTAAAGGTATGAACGGCGTCAGCCAAATCATCATTAAATGCTTCAGCAATATCTGCCTGAATTTCGTCACGTAAGCCCATATCATGCCCTGTAAAGTGGTATGCCAAAGCCATTAAAACTTGCATTTGGATCTTTCAAATCAAGTGAATCAATAAAATCAATTGCTATCTGTTCAAAGCTAGAAATTGCTTCAGATCCATCTTGGTATTCTTTTTCTGACTCAACAGAATCAGCTTTGACCTTCTTACGCTTCAACTGCTGGTCTTTGCCGTTATAAATTACTTTGGCCAGAATTCCTTTGATAATTTCACAAGCCGCGTCCTTAAGAAGTGGATCAATAGGATCTGGTACAAAACCTATTCTGTTTTTCATCCAGACATTTGCCAGTTTAACCAGACGAGCTTTATCACTGTCTGGCGCAAAATCGCTGCCCAAAATTGAATTTGCGTCATCTACAGTAATAAAGCTCATTTCATTATTCCTTTGGGATCAGCTTAAGTAGTTCCGCTTTTGAAGCAGAGGGTTTGTAACCAATGTCTTTACTTGCCAAATATTCTTTTAATTGATCATTGGACCAATTTTCAAAATCATTTGTCGCCGTTTCTGTAGCTGGGTTTTCTGCCGATTTTCCAGCATCCAATTCAGCTATACGCGCTTGCATAGCAGCAACATCATTTTTAAAAGCATCAAATTCTGCTTGAATGCTTACCACTTTTCCTTCAGCCGCTTTAGTAGCATTGTCAGCTTGGAGTACTGCATCTTTTAAACGTGTGTTTTCAGAAATTAACTCTGAACTATCACCATTAGCTTGTTCCAAGATTTCGATTTTCTGTTTAAGTTGCCCGTTTTCTTCAATAACCTTTTCACAGTCAGCTTTTGCTTGATCAATGACTTCTTGCAGCTCTGGAGTAATTCCAACCGCTACATTTACAGTGGCCAAAGTTGTTTTTGCAGGTTCTTCCAATTTGCGAACTTCAACTGGAACTTCTAAAGATTCGTAATCCTTTTGAATCTTTGGATAATTACCGTAAATAATTACCTCTTTTGCTTTCAGATTTGGGGTTTCATAATAGTCAGGGTTAGCAATAATGCCCGTCTCTAATGCAGCCAGTGCTGCAATGCGTGTATAGATAATCTTCATGGCGCTTTTCTCTTAATAATAAAAAAGAGGGCTTATTAGCCCTCTTACGGTTTTAATTTTTAGGTTTTAACCAGTTGTCGCTGTACCTGATAAATCAAGTAAGGTACCTGCTGTCATTTTGTTGCTGGTTGCATATTTAATCCAGTTAGCACTTGAACCAAGTAATGTAAGATCAGGATTTTCACCTTTCGATGTATCCCAACTATAACCAAGAATATCTAGGTTAAATGCACCTTCAGCACGCATACCGATTGCTAAGTTTTCTTCATCATTGATGTCATAAGCTCGGAAGCCCGGTACTTGTGATTCAGTTACTGTTACAGCACCATACTGCAAGCCAAAAGCATCGTTATCACCTACAGCATCCGTCACCAATACCGGCTTTCCTAAGGTTCCTGGTAAACCACCATAGATAACGATTTCAGATTCACCGTAAATTTGCTTAGTGATAGCATCATCGACAATATCGAAATATGTATCTGAGTTCATCACCCATAAGCCAATTCGGCCAAACTTATCACCAAACTTTCGCATACCACGAGTTAATGCTTTGCGGCCATCAACAACGATACTTCCTTTCGCAACCATATCGGGATTACTAGAAATAGCAGCTTTTAAAGAAGCTAAACTGTACTCTAATCGGCCTGCAACCAATGCATCTGCAAGATCGTAACCAACAACCATAGCAAATTCTTCTGGTGTACGAGCACGGCGCTTAAATGCCTCTTCAGTTGATGCATAAGGACCATATTTATATGGAATTTTTACACCTACAGACTCACCTGCACCGATTTTTTCCGGAGTTACTTTTGCATTGGAGTTCACATCGCGATGTTTAATGCTACCACCAACTTTGTAGAATGCATTTTTATTGAAGTCACCTTGAATGATTTCATTACGATAAATAATCGCACCATTGGAAGCTTCATTAAAAACATTCAAATTGTCTTGTAATCGTTCTAAATAGGCTGTTTGAGCCAGTTGGTTGTAGATGATCATGTCGGAATTAACTGTCGTAGTCATAACTACTTATCTCCAAATATTTAATGATTAGTTCGGTAGTTTTAGGAAGGCATCATTGCCATGTTCTTTGATGTAATCTGCTTTCTGAGAAACAGACATTTCACTGCGTTTCATTCCAGTAGGTGCTCCACCTTTGCCCCCACCTTGAAAACCACCACCAGTTCCTTTACCACCTTTAAGAATTAAGTCTTTATGCTGGTATCCACCAACCAATGACTCTAAAGCTTCATCAACATTTGCAAGTTCACCCGGGCGGACACGTGAATAAATCTTTTCGCCGTTCGGATCATATGCAACCACCTTGCCTTCTTCGATTTTGAAGTGATGACCAAAGGTTGCCTGAACCATGTCCACAGGTACTGCAATGTTGTCTTGAATGTACTTAGAACGAGCAAAACCACCGCCGATAAGTTCTTTATGTAAAGAGGCTTCTAGAGCATCACGTTGCGCAACAATCGGGGCATATTTTTCCTCAACTGCTTTGATAGCTTCAGCTTTAACTTTCTCAACTTCACCGGCATCCACCAGCTTTTTATCATCGAGATTTTGGATTGTTTGTAATGCCTTTTTAGCTGCCGCTGGGTCTTCAATTCCTTCAAAAGCTTTTAATGCTTTTTCGGCTGCTTCTTTGGCTTCACGATGTGTTTTAGCTTCATTGTTTAAGCGTGCAATTGTTGCTACCGAGTGTGGTGCATCATGTGGCATTTCTTTGCCGTCATCATGAATATAGATCGGCTTATCACCGTCTACTTCCGCATAAACTTTACCGTCGATTGTTACTGTTTTAAGTTTCATTGGTCATCCAACCTATATATACAAAATGGGCATCCGCCCGGATTCGCCGTTAGCATCCGCTTTCGGCAGGCAATAAAAAAGCGCCCTTTAGGACGCTTCATTTCTATAAATGATTATTTACTTAAAGCTTGGCGTACAAATGCATCTTTTGCTTCAAGTAGCTTTCTTAATCCTGTGGATTTTTCAGGCCCGTCAGGAAGTTGCTCATCCATTTGCCGAGCTAAATCACCAATTGGCTTACTAACTTGCTGCAAATGTTCAGGTAAATGTTCATATTGGAAATATTGGATAATAGGGCTTGGCATTTTCTTCTCGCAAAAAAAGCACCCGAAGGTGCTATGGTTAAAAATTAAGTTCTATTTGATGAGTGCAATTGCTTTTAATCTTTCAAAAGTAAAACCATAAATTGCCATGGCTCTTGAAATCTTAATTTGAAGAAAAGGCACCAGAATTAATTTTGTGCTCAGAATATATTGAGCATCTGACATATTGATTTGCTTTTCAGTCATTTGCAGTACCTTTAGCTACGTTTCCTTTGCGCCCCAAACCCTTTGTCTAGGTTCGTCACCAACCAAGCGGATTCCTTGAGGACCACCTACATCAAATGTTGCTGTGATAGTCGCTGGACCCTCAAAAACACCACAATTCATCTTTACAGAGGTTAATCCAGCTAATGGAATACCTGTTTCCTCGTCACAAAGGGCGAGATGAGAAGATCTATCTGAAACTCTTTTAAGAACTAAATGTCTAACTTTTGATTCACTCATAGGCCAAACTCCATAAATGAGAAAAGCGCCGTTTGGGCGCTTATATAGGTGAAAATTGTGTCTTAAGTGAGTTTAGGATTACCTGTCATCGGCAATAATTACTCACATTTAAACCCTGTTCCAACAAGGTCTTTTTTCAAATTTGAAACGAGAGTTTGTTGTTCCTGCTGTTGTCCACTAAGATAATTTTGATCTAGAGCTTCTGCACCATCTAAAGATTTATAGAGCTCTTTAGATTCCTCTAAATTGTCTTTTAAAAAAGTGGTTAGGTTTAGTTTCGCCTGAGTCGCTCTACACAAATTATTTTTAGCTTCTAAATCTTGAGCAGCCTGTTTTACTTGGCCAGTTGTAGGATCAAAAGAATATGCATTTGCCATTGCTGACTCTAAAGCTTCAGACAATCGATCATATTCTTTAAGATATTTTTCACTTGGTTCAGCTAAACATGTGATTGAGATGAGAGTAAGAGATATAAAAGCTATTGTTTTCATATTGTATAAATTCTGATGTTTTAAAAAATATAACATAAGAAAAAATTACAGACCCAACTCTTTAAAAGATTTTTCATCCAACTTTCTTAACTCATCTAAGCTATACAAACGCCCTTCAGGATCGAAGAACTTATCAAAATCAAACCTTCCCTCTTTATAGAGCTTATAACGCTTTGGCCCTAGCCACTCTTTTTGGAAGAAGTCATCTGTCTTTTTGAAGAACTCTTTAAATGTAGTGTTGGCATCTAGCTGCCCTATTAATTGGCTCCGCTCATCTTTTGGAATGTCTTTAACTCGGCGTTCGTCCATTACAAATGGCCGTTCGCCAACAAGTTGACCGTCCTTCTCGACCGGAACCAAGATACTGCGACAGTTAGGATGTAACGGCGGCACTCGCTTTGCCGGATCATTTATTTCCCACACTGAACCATCTAATGAAGCGCAAAGCTTAGAAGTTCGTCCATCTAAAACGCTAACAAATCGGACATATTCAAAGCCAATTTGGTTGAAGCTATTTAGATAGGCTTGATTAGCTACATGACTTCGCACAGTTCTTACCGTTCGCTCAATATCAGTTTTGGTACCATTTAAGATCCCATCTTCATAGTTAAGCCGTTTGGTACCACGAATACGCTGAACAATTTCTTGGTTAGTTTTGCCTGAATTAATACCATCTCGAATTGCATACTCAACCTTTTGACGGGCACTTTCAGCAATTCTTGAAAGCAGATCATCGACAAGAGCGCCACCTGCCAACGGAACTTTTTTAGCGGATAAGAATAGTTTTTCCCCATCAGGCTTATTAATTTTTGCTCCATAGAGCTTAGCTACGTAATTGGCCTCATAAACAGCCAGCGCCGTAGCAGAAACGGCAAAAGCTTCAGGTAATGCTAAATTAACACTGGCAAACCATTGGGCAATCAAATCCCTAATTTCCCTTAAGTTTGAAGTTGTATATTTACCACCAGCTAAAGCAACTTTCACCGACTCATTAAGCTCATCCAATAAATCCCGAAGCTTAGATAGCATCTTGCTCGTATCATCATTGAATAAAGCCAATAACTCATTTACCGTTTTTGATGAAGCACGATAAAGATAGGCCTGGTGCTGAGTGAGTGCTTCAAATAGTTTTTTGATATCTGTTGCCATCTCACTCTACCTTTTGATTTAAAGTCCCATCTTGCTCTGCTTCAACATTCTGAAGCTCTTCTTCATATTTTTGTTTAGGGAACATACCTGTTTGGTTGTATTCCCACCATGATTTAAATGAAGATCGGCCTTGTAGAGCTGCTTCAAATAACTGTCGAGCTAACTCAGCTAAATAACCCTGTTTGTTAAATTCTTGACTGATTTCGAACATCAAATCATCTTTAGTTAGAACATCCACATTAGGCGTTACAAACTTAGCAGCCCATCGTAATGCTGCTGACAAGGCTTCATTCATATTAACGACACAGAGCGAAAGAACTGAATGCTGAACGGCGTCATCACTATTCGCTTCGGTAGCGGTCTTTTTACTTCCCGAGCCCTTCTCAATTAAACGCGCCCCCATCTCCTTCATTTTTTCCCACTTATCTTTCATCGCTTCCCGGGCAAGAGTATTAGGGTCGGCTTGTACAATTCCTAAACCACCATTTTCAGGTAAAGGCAAAAGTACTTTCGCTCCAATGTAGATGCCACGTTTCTTGGCTTGGTCATACCACTCCCAATTAACACCCTTCGCATAATATTGAGGTTGCCCCATATAAAAAACGGACTCTTGAAAGTCCGCACTGTCTCTGTAATGGGCTAAATTGAGATTAGCCAAAGGAAGTAATGGTGGCTTTTTAATCTCTTCTGAATTATCAATTGCACCTACAAATGTAAAAGGTATATAGGTCCAGAAATTCCCGTTGTAATCTGTTGGAAACTTCTTCTCTCCGCCAACCCAGTTACCCTTTTCACCCTTTGTGTACACCTGAACGGAATAAATATATTCCCCATTTCCCTCTTGCTCTAAACGAAGTACACGATATTGCTCTTGTTCGGTTTTACTAAATCCATCAGCACCGCGCTCAGACTTAAATTCACGTATAACCACTAAGCAAAGCTTTTTCTGGTTATCGATCATTACTGAATCCCAATTCACTACATCAAGGGCATTTAGTAAATGAATCATCGGATAGGCTTTTTGTGCTTTAAATTCCGCTAGATTACGAGCTGGTGGCACATCAGGATAATCAACATATAAAGCGCAACGATAATGCTTCAATAAATGGCGAATTCCATTTTGAGCCAATTGATAAGCACTAATGCCTGCTCCATTCGCATTACGCTCTAAATGAGCAAGCTCGGGAGGAAATTTAAAACTTGGATCGGTTGCAAAAGCTGCACCAACTAAACTATTTGATGTAGTCCCTGTTACTTCATAAAAGACTGCACGGGTAAGATAAGCCTCATAAGCGCTTTTATTTGCAGGTGATTTATCATGTGCATTTGGCATCGGCAAATATTTTTCACCTTTAGCCTTAACTGCATCTTCACCTTCACAAACATCATCAAGTTTTTGCCAGTATGGCAAGTTCTTAACATATTCAGCATGTTGAAAAGTTACATCACTCATCGAGCAAATCCCATATCAGCAAAGAAGGCTTCAAAACCTTCATGTAATTCATTAAAAGCGTCAGATCCACCGTCTACCTGATCGTCATTTGTTCCATTAGGGAAATTCCGAAGTTCTTCAATAAAGGCTTTGTTCCAATCACCTTTAAGCATTCGAACATTCCCAACATTTACTTGAGCGGCAAAAGGCTGTGCCCGAGTGATCTTGTCACCCGATACTGGTTTTGCAACCACATGGTAGCCACTGAGAAGTTTTGTAAATGCCAGAGCTTGAGATTTCCCTGCTTGACCAGGGTCCTGAGGAATTCGAACAGTTACGTTTTTTCCATCAAGCTCAGTGGTTTGCTTTAAGCGTTTATTTACATTGTCAGGGCCAAGCTGTCCTCTTGTAACATCGACAATGTAAGTAAAACCATCTGCACCAAGAGCTTCTCGCACACCTGCTGTAAAGTCGCCTTCATTCTCTGTAGCGCCAAAATCCCATGCCCTTACTTGCTTCACTACATCTGCAGGCAAAGCATCAACAATTTGAATATTGTCAGGCTTAAAAAAACCGCCTGCTGGCGGTGATGGCATTTGTCGGTACTGCCCGGCAAATACATATGGTGCTGCTTGCTCCATTAGCCTCAATTTTTGGATATTGTGTTTTGCTGGCCACAGTGCGGATCCGTCTTCCTGAATAGCTGAAAGACATAGATGCTCCCACACTTCACCGTTACCACCAGCTACAGGAACGCCGTCTTTTCTATCACCTAGCAACCATCCAGCTAAATCATCTTCATGAAGTCGCTGCATAATCACAATGATCGGCGTATCTGGCGAGTTAGTACGCGATTCGAGTGTGTTCTGAAACCAATCAATTACCCCTTCTCGAATAGTTTTTGATGAAGCTTCATGTGCTTTGTGCGGGTCATCAATAATAATGCAGCCGCCAAAGCCTTTACGAAGTTTTCCTGCACCAAAACCGGTAATCGTGCCGCCTGTACCAGTCGCATAGCAGACACCACCTTGGGAAGTTCTCCAGAAGTCTTTAGCCTTACTATCATCACGCAATGTAAGCTCAGGAAAGACTTTTCTATACGCCTCTTCTTGTACAAGAGTTCGTATTTGGAAGGCATTATTTGCGGCAAGCATTGCCGAGTAACTGATATGAATAAACTCACAGTCAGGCTTCTTACCAAAACACCAAGCCATGAAATTAATTACAGCAATTTCAGTTTTAGAATATCGTGGTGGAACGTTAATAATTAACCGCTTTATCTCTCCGCGATAAACTTTCATTAAAGCTTCGCAGATTTCTAAGTGGTGCCAATTTTGCATCCATTTATAACCACGGCGCTCCTTAAACATGTACCTTGTGAAGAAATATAAATCTTCTTGCGCCTCGATCCGGATGGCTTTATCCCGAGCCGCATCAGTACTCATCTAAGACTTCCCTCCGCGCTTTTAAGTAATCTTCCATTGGAACTGGAATTTCTGAATTAACCGTTTGGACTGGTCCACCGTCTTTGCCTGTAATTTCTTGGCGATTAGTAAATTGACCACCAATGTCTTTAGCGGCTTGCTCAAGAATTTTTAAGGCTGTTTTGACGTTTCTAGTCCTCTCAAGTTGTCTTTGGTATTGCTTCAATCGGTAGTACTTATTAGCAATAGGAATATCAATTAAGCCTTTATCAAACTCATCTCTGGTTTTTTCAAATAGTTCGACATACTTTTTGCTTAAGTTCTTACCAGCAACCTTTGTAGGGTCATAAGTTGCAACTTGAACACGATCTATATCAACGCCAAACTCTTGTTTTACGAGTTCAGCCACTTCTTGAGGTGTATCACGACAAGCAAGAGACTGAACTATAAAGATTTTCACAGGCTCTTTTAGTGTCGCCATAACTTCCTCATCGTATAACTACGTATAACAAAATGGGCAAAAAAAAAGAGCCATTAGGCTCAATTGATTACACAGTTGCCGCAGCATTTTGAAATATCAAGATTCGAAACAAACGGCGGATTTTTTGCGACTTCAATAAGTCGCTTAACATTTTTGCTTGGTCCATAACGTTTAACTACGCCAATAAACTCTTCAACGTCATGACCTGCAAGATAGTGCTTAGGAAGACCAGAACTATCGCTATAAACAATTTCTCCGTCCTCGTCTCTCATCACTCCAATGTGGTAAAGCTCATGTTCAAGTAAGTAACAGAACTCTGTATCGTTTGCACGCTCACAAAAAGAAGCATCGACAGTTATTAAGTAAGTTGGCACAAAGCCGAACCAATCTCGCATCTGTTGCTCTTGTCTAGCTTTACGCCATCCACCAACATTGAACATGACTTTTTCACATTGCCCCAGCACCATCGCCTGCTTGCTTTTATATGCAGAAGAGGCCCAAGCAAATGCTAAAAATTCTTCATTGTCGTGAAGCAGTTCACCTATGTGATCATGATCGGGGTTATAAAGAGGTCCACCAATAGTTAAGTAATTAGCAACAACCCATTTTTTTAGATCTGGTGCTGGTATTAAACGAATTGCTTCCTCTTCTTCTGCATGATCCATAAAATCAGTTGGAGGAAATGGTCTGATCTGATCCATTAAATATTTGCCTCTTTAAATTTTTAAGCCATTGGCTAGCGAAATGAGCTTGGATCTGTAATGGACCAGATTCATTAATCTTAAATCTTGGTGCTGCCTCTATGCGAATTACTGTGTAACCCATCTTCTCAGCTACGTCGTAACGATCAAGACTCCAAGCTTTATTTTTAAGCCTACCCTTTCGGCCACCTGACCAAGGACCTCCAGCAATTTCAACTAAAATACGATGTTCAATTAAATGAAAATCAAATCGCCAGTGCTTGGTTGATTTAAATTGAAACTTCTTTTCGTATTTAATTTCCAGAAAATCTAAAGCTTGAGTAAAGTCTTCTTCGGCCTCTAAATACTTTTGTGTAGCCTTCGGCAATGGTCGTCTTTTAGGTTTGGTTTTTGGCTCTTTTTTTCTTGTAAGCCAAAAATAATCTTTACTGTCCATTTATTTCACCCATAAAAAAACTCCAACACTGTGGAGTTTTCCTGAAAATAAATAATTTCTAAGGAACTATCTCAGAAATGTATATGGGGTATATTTTTGCATATTCATTAATAGCCTCAATAATTTCTGTTTTAGCCTGCACTCCATCTAAATGAGGTCTACGCCGAGACCTGAAATCTTCAACAATATCGTCATTTAGAAAAACTGAATATTTTAAGGGGGGTACTATAATTTCATCTGTTTCAAATTTTTCGGCCATTTTGGGACTACAGTTTTTTATATTTTGAGATTGAACCTCTATAAGTAAAATTAATATTTTATTAATTTCTGCTGTTAATTCATGGCAGAGTAAAACTTGAAGTGCGACATAAACCACCTAATTAATTTAAAGGGTTTATGGAGTATATAAAATTGTCATACCATCATCTTAACTTTGAAGATCGTACTGCAT